GCGGAGCACTGCCCCCATTACATCGTACTTATTGCCTTCATATGTAGTTGTATGGTCTCCGTTATAACCTTTAATGCTAATTTTCATATGTGTCTACCTTTCCGCATTGCTTTTTGCAGTGCTTATGAATTAAAAATTTTAGAGCATAACCAGAGCCCTTATCTTTAATTAGATTATAACAAATTGCAGTGCTTTTGTAAAGTAAATAATGCAGTGCATTTTGACAAACTTTTATAAAATATTCTTTCTTTTTGTTTATCAATTTGTTATAATTAATGTATAGCAATTAGCATTACATGAGGAGGTGCACACTATGAAAGATTATGAATTACTTTATAAGTATGAGAGCATGGCTAATGATGGGAATATCACTATTAGACTACCTAAAGAGCTCAAAGAGAAATTTCTTGAAGAGATGGGAAATAGTAGAGCTATGGGTAAATTTATCCGTGAGGCTATGATAGAAAAACTTTCAAAAAAGCCTAAAATAGTTGTAGCTATTGAAGAAAAGGCACAAGAGCCCCCACAATAAGAGCACACAAAAAGATAGCCCTTAGAGTTCAATAGAATTTCTAAGGGCTATCTTTTATTTACTTTATGCGTCCGTTTGTTATTTGAATGTCGTTATAGTTTTCATCGTTGCCTTGTCCATAGTTCGACAAATTGAATATTTGAATTATAAGTACTAATATTATTATGATTATGGCTAGTCCTCTATGGTTCCCCTGTGTGAATATCTGATATAGACACCATAGAGCAATTATAAGCATACATACTATGAACATTTGTTTACTCCTTTTGTGTTGTTAATAAAGAGAATGATAAGGTATCGTTGATGATCTCCTTTAGTACGACAAACTAATTGTACATTTATCTTTAGTATATCATGCTTACTTTACTTTATGTATTCTTTATTACTGCTCTATAGTAGTACCAATTGTGTGCAACGTGTGCACTGTATGGATACTTGAGCATTGCTGTTAGTACCATCATCAGAACTACGTTGTGCACCATTTGGTTTTTCTAGTTGTCGGTACTGTTAGGTAACATCACTGTCCTAAACGGAACACTACTGTGTACACTGGAGAGTTCACTACCGCTCATCACTGGGCGAATAGTTGTCGTACATTCGGTGGTGTGTGCAAGCTCCTCGCTAGGGCTCGTCAAGAAGCCCTCAATCAATAGAGGTGCTTGTGCACACCCAAGTCATTCCTGTGGATAACAATTGGATATACTTTAGTGTGCTAAAGGACTACTGTGGTGTGCTGTGGTTATACACGGGAATGACTTTGTTGTCGCTATTGTCGGTACCGAACAGCTGACTTATGATAATGCAGGACGTACTCGACAAGAGTACTGTGGCTTCCAGTGGTGAGCTGTGGTTGTGCCTGAGGTAGTCCGTGAGTGTTCTTTAGTGGTACTACTGTGAACGACAGTGAGACCATAGGTCGAACTAACGGAGTGAACCATAGGCAGTCAACTAATTGCTGGGCTATTTGTACACTTATGTCTACTGGAGATGGACTAAAGAGTACTGATGTGTGTCTGTGGTGTACAAATTGCACGTCGTGATGTTCTAAATTGTAAGTGCTCGCATACACAAACTCAAGCCCCCAAACAGATACCAAAGGATAACTGTGGTCGTGCAAAGTGAGACTATGCTAGGTACTGAGAGTAACACTGAATGAACCTGCGGAGTGCCAAGCGTGAGCGTAGGGACGACTTAGCAGGGGCATGGGGGACTGTGGCTCTAATCTTAATAGTATATATGGGCTCATAAAATTTTGTAGTATTTTTCCCTTTAGGTGTCTTACAGTTATATTATCGTTATCGGAAGTAATAGATACTTTTGTGTTCTATCAGTTCCTCTAAACGATTGCCAATGGCTTTCCCATACACACTACGAATTAGATTAGTTGAGCTGTGCCCTAGTTGGGCTTGTAGGTTCTTTTCGCTAACTCCTGAGGCTAAACTGTGGCTTGTATAGTTAAGTCTAGCATGATGAGGAGTTAAGAGAAATGGCAGTCCTAGTGCCTCTGTAGCTTGCTTAAAGATGTTCTTTATTGCTACTCTTGATACTGGTTGATCACTACAGCGTTTCGATTGGGCTACATAAGAGTTCTTTGGGAAGCCTACAGCTGACCACTGGTGAAATAAGAGCTCTATAGTGTCTCTATCAGTAACTATTACGTCTCTTATACTTGTCGCTGTCTTAGGCTCGTGTAGAGCTCCCATATGTTCATCAAATGTCTTTGTTATCTTTAGTACTACATAAGAGCACTGGTGGTATTCCCTTTGAGGAACTAAAGTGTGTTCTTTAGTGTACCAAAGGACATCGCACCACTGTAAAGCTAGTGCTTCCCCTATTCGTAGTCCTGAGTTAAACAGTAGGCGAATAAAGTAGTGCCAGTAGTTAGGCTTCAGGTAGTCGAATAGCTGGGCTACTTGCTCTCTTGTGAGTGCTTGTTTAGATCTTGTAACGTGTGCCTTTGGTGGCTTCCTTAGCTGTGTAGAGAAGTCCTTAGGGGTTAGCTCATCGTAGTAGAGCTCTTTTAGGGTTCTCTTAAGCAGTGCTATACAGACCTTTTGTGATGTCTTTAGTGTATTGATGAAATGCTGTAACTGTAGTCGTGTTAAGTCCTCTACTTTTGTGTCTCTAAAGAATGGTATAAAGTGCTTCTTAATGAGGGCTCTATAGGTTCTTAAGGTGCTATAAGAGTACTCACTTTCTTTATACCTTAACCATTCATTAATGTATTCTAAATATGTCATTAAGTTCACCTCTTTAGAATACCTAAAGAGTACTTTATACTACTCCTTAAGTATATCATTAAAGGTGTATGGTTCGGAAGTAATTAAGAGTATCTAATAGTATTCTTATAGAGTTCCTTTAGTTTGCTAAACTTCGTTAGTTAAAACTAAAAAATCTATAAGTTTCTTATTGCTGTCTTAAGAGTTAATAACTAAATTAAGTTCTAAATAAGCCTATTAGTTTTCTTGAGAAGCTATTGTCATAGATTACTCAAGTTGTCTAATAGATAGACTTTAGTTAAAACTAAAGAGAGCTAGAAGATACTCTTCTATCTCGTGGGTACATTGAGAAATAATCATAAGAGTATTACAATAAGTTATACATAGGAGAACTTTAGAGTGCTATAAGAGATACTTAAGAGTGGTTCTTAAGAATACTTATAGAGGGACTAAAGAATACCTATAGTACTCTTATTTATTTCTGTCTTTTAATAAACCATCAGCCTCTATGGCGATTTTTGTTGAGCGTGTGTAGAGGCTTGTATCATTCCTTAGGTATAAATACCTTAGACAATCTCTAGGCGACAAAATAAACCTCTGTACACGCTTAATAGTCACAAAAACCCTAAAGAAATCGTTCTGACTTCCTTAGGGTTAGTGGTAAGTTTTGTGTTAGTGTTCGTCTACGAACTCACTAGTAATTCTTTAGCATATTATAGGTGCTTATCCTTTTAGCTTCTGAGCGTCCCATTGGTCGCATTTGGTTTGTTTCATCTCTGTAGAATATCCCTTTGTCAGGATCAAGCCATTGCTCTAGCTTAGCTTCTATCTGTTCCTGCATACCAATTTCTTCGTCTCTATCCATGACTGTTAACCAGTAGGCTACTGCCATACATAAAGCGTCTAAGCGGTCATCATGAGCTAGTGCTCCTCTGTCTCTACTTAAGCGTGTCATTTGGTAAATCAAAGAGTAAGCAGGAGCGTTCTCATAGACTTGGTAGTCATCAATGATAACCTGCTTATGGATAATCAATTTGTGTCTCATCATGACTGGCTCAAGTGTATCAATGATACGAGCCTCTTTCTGAGCATAGTTCTTTACTTCAGTAACGCTACAAGGGTGTATGTCGTTAAGCACTGGTTTAAATAGCTGTGAAAACATACCATCACCAAAGTTGCCCTCTACGACAATCTCATTAACTCCATAGATTTTTGCTTTATTAGCCAGTTGTCGGAGTGTACTATCACTATAGCCCTCTCTAGTGCCACCTACTTCTAAGACAAATAAGTAGCCATTGAGATACTTAACGACTGCATAAGAGGTCTCATCTTTACCTCTACCTGATGGGTCGACTGCCATTACTGTACCTGTGTACTCAAAGACTTCATTAGAGCGTCCCTGAGGCTCATAAAAGTAGTCGCCCTTAAGAGCTACGCAAGGTAAATCATTAATGCGGAGTTGTCGGTCATTACTCCAGTACCACTTGAGATTAGCTTCATCAATCGACAAGTTAGCAATAATCAAGTCCTGTACTTTCAATGGGTACTTCTCTTGATCGCTTAGGTTAGTGTTAAGCATAAACTGTAGTGCAAAGCCAGCTTTACCATAAGACAATCTACGCTTGTAAATTTCTTCCTCATCAAATCGTCTAGGGTCTGTAGGCTTCCCAGCGTAGAGCTCAGGGTTATTGTCGTACTTGTCAGCTATAATCTTAGCTAAGCGGTCTCCATAGAACTCTCTCTCAGATAAGCTCTCAGGATATAATACAGTCCATATGCGGCAACGATAACCACGCTGTTGCAACTCATTGTATAAGCTCATTTCGTTCTGAGGAGTACCTAGGTATACGATTTGTCCCTTAGGTTTAATGATAGCGTCAAACTCTTTAACGGCTTCATTGAGCTTGTCTCGTTGTGTCTGAGTGCCACTATTGTTAGCTACTTCGACGTCATCGGCAATCAATAAGTCTGCACGACTACCTGTCAACTGTCCTGAAATACCTACTGACTTAATACTAGGAGAAATATCAGGAACAGCAGGACCGACATCAAATAAGTTCTGTTGGTCTCGTTGATCTGGTCTAGCCTTTAGATGAGCTAAGAATGGTAGTGTATAGATAATTCGTTTGATAAAGATAGCGTTAGCGTCTGCTCGGTCTTTAGAGGCGGAGACAATCTCTACTTTCTTCTGAGGGTCTCTCCATAGCGTCCATACAGCATATGCACAAGTGATAAATGATTTAGCTACACCACGGAACCCCTCGACAATAAAGCGGTCATTAGGTAAGTTCTGTAGGGTATTAGCTATGTCATATTGAATAGGTGTAGGGTCAGGAAGCCCTATCATTTTCCATACAATGTATATGAATATCCTAAAGTCAGCTTTAGCTTTTTCTATCTGTTCTTCAGTCCACTCCATTAATGATCACCATAGTGTTCGTCCATGAGTGTCGGTGGGTCAAATACTGGAATTTCATGTGTCTCCTGTTTGACTTCAATAGCAAGCTCAGGTGTTGTCTCCAATTTATTGTCTCGTAGGAACCTACGGACTTTCTCTAGGAATGATGGATTAAGTCTTGTCTCAGGATCTTGCAAGCCCTCAAGCAGTGCATCTACTTCAAGCTCTGCTAATTGGTCTAAAATCTCAGGTTTAATTTGCATAGGCTACTTGTCTCCTTTCTTTCGTGTAGCATTAAGGTCTAGCTTGTTTACCTTTACAACTCCTTTAGGTGTCTTTCCCATTCTGTAGTCCCATAAAGGGCAATTTTCTACAGTGCAGTTGTCGACTTCTTTAGTGTCGTTACAGCAACAATCTAAACATTTAGCTCTGATAGCTTTCATTTGTGTTCTAATTACTTTCGCCATAAGTTCTCCTTAGGAATATAAAAAAGCCCCCTACGGAAGTTCCATAGAGGGCTATTGGTTAGAACCAACCAGTAGCGGTTAGTGTTGTTCTTTTTGTATGTTCTTTTTGACTGTAAAGGTCAGCTTTAAGGTCTACATCAAACTTAGGTGTTTGGTACGACAATCTAGCTCCAGCAGTAATTGCCTTATCATTGTTAAAGTCTGTCTCGACATAAAGACCTTTCTTAAAGCGTGGCTGTTCAGGTACTCTTAGGTCTAGTACTGCTTCATGCGTTTCAGTTACTACTAGCTTTCCATTATCTAACTTATGTTCTTCCTTTACGTTGTCTGTAGCAATTTCATGACGCTTGCCATTAACATTGACTACAAGTGGCTGTTGCTTAGTCGTGAATTGTACATCGGTATCCTCACGAACTCCAGTAACAGGATCTACAGTCTTTGGTAAGTACTCAAAGGTAGTCGTCTGTTTTCTCTCATGTTCTACATGGATAGGAGCCTTTGGTGTGTATGTAGGCTCTTCAGGAACCTTATGAGTGTTAAAGTGGTACGCTAGGAAGCCTACTACAATCACAAGGATAAGCGGTACAATTACCTTTAGCCAGTTCTTAAGCGTGTGTTTGTTAGGAACTCCACTCATTGATATACTCCCTCACTCTCTGTCTAATCTGCCAGCCTAAACCATATAAGTCCCATCGCATATCAGGATCGTCATCATGTAAACCATAGCCATCAAAATCAGCTACTTCTGCGTGTGTCCATACGTTCCCCTCAGGGTAAATACCGATTTCTACGCATAGCTTAGCGACAACTTTAGCCATCATGTCTAATTGGTATTGTGTAGGAGGCTCTAAGCCATAATCAATATTGCCATCAGCGTCTATAGAGGCTCCATAGCAACAACAAATAGAAATACCAATAGCACGACTATTGCGTCTCCATGTGTGAGCTTTCAAGTCCATAAAGCTGTCCATATCAGTGTGTAGGCTACCATCAGCGTCGATGTTCAAGTGGTAGTCCCCAAAGAATTGTCCGTAGTGCCCTGCTGTCCAGTGCAAGTAAATCTTGTCGATTGCTCCTCTAGCAGGGACTGTATAGTCCGACAAATCAGTGAAATTAATTTCTCTCATCAGTTCTCCTTTCAATTTCTGTAGATACTTTCTTAGGAAGCTCAGCCATTTTGTCGCCATCTACTCTGTAGTTCACTCCAATCTTACTCAAGCCTGCTTCCAGTACCTTGTCGAATAATTGACTGCGTTCATATCCTGCTTCTTTAAGATTCTCTGCAATACTAAAAAGTTCTGCAAAGATTATCCCTACATATAATAAAAGAGATACAATTTTACCAATGTGGAAGCCTTGTATCTCATATTGAGGGAATAGCAGGAATATAAACACTGCTAAGAATATAACTGTGGAATAAGCGACAAATTTAATCATGATATTCCACTTGTATTTTTTACTTTCTAAATAGCCTTTCTCCCATGCTCGAAAGAAGATAGCTCTAAACAAATTCATTACTGTAGGATAATAGTCTTTGTCTTTACAATAGCGGATAGCAATAGCTGTCCACTTAGTAAGCGTATCGACAAATACAATAATGATAACTAAAAGAAGTGCTAGAAGAGCGTCCCCTAGCACTGCTGTTGGTACTAACAAATATTATCTCCTTTCATTAGGCTGTACGTTTCCAAATATATACTACTAGATAAGGTTGCATGATATTATGAGCCCTCCCCTCACCTTGACTGGTTATACCATGCGTATGAATTCCATTGTTGTTCAGTTGAATATCATGAGTATGACTACCAGCTTTTTGTATATCTATCAAGCCATCTTTCAATTGATTATTAGTAGAATATACTTGTACCCCTAGAACATTTCCTCCACCACCATTGCCTATTTTTACTTTAGTATTTGCATTATGTATATGTTCTCCAGCATTACCAATAGTTGCGACATGATTATGTGCTCCTGCTTCTGTTACAGTACCTCCATGATTATGTCTTGGGAGTTCTTCAATTTTTATGATATGAGTAGAGCTCCCTCCTGTAGTGCCTGCTACATATCCATTACCACTAGCTAAAAGAACTCTCCCACCCTCTATAGCTTCCCATGTTCCAAAACCAAAAAGTACACTAGGTGATGTGCTGATTGCGGACATATAGATAGAGCCTACAGGATAAACCTGCTCAAGAGAAGCCTTAGTACCTATTAAGGCTGTTACAGTTGTCGCAAAGTTAGGATCATTTCCCATTGCTGTGGCTAATTCTTGTAGCGTATCTAAAGAGCGTGGTGCTGTACCTACTAAACTCTTGAGTGCTTCTGTAGCTTCTGTTGCTATCTTTTGGTTCACTTCAGTTTTAGTGTAGTAATCACCACCAACTGCTTGTTGTACCTTAGACGCCATTCTCTGTGTTTCATCAAACAGTTCTTGTGTCTTTTTCTTAAGTAGTGCCACTTTGTCGGTATTCAGTTTTACTTCATCGCTCTTTAAAATGATGGTGTTCTTTAGAGCAAGTGTATCACTATAATATTTATCATTTAGTTGAGCTAATGCTTCTACTGTAGATGTATTTTGTTGGCTTTTTTGTGTATTAAGTGATACTTCCTTTGCCTTTTCTTCTACTTCTGAGGCTTTACCAATTACTAACTCTGTATTCTTCTGTACTTCTTTAGTATTCTCTTTTACCTCACTAGTGCTTTCTATAATAGTCTCATATGTTTTTATAGCTTCTGCACTACTAAAAGCAAGTTCTTCTGATAAATGTTGAGTTTGTCGTTGCTGTATATTCATATCTGATGCTCTCATTATCGAGCCATCTTGCCATTCTAATATTGGTAATGTAGAAGTTTTTCTATATATTAATAGTGTTTTCTCTTCTGTAGGAGTTACGACAAATTCCACTGTTCGTCCATTCACTGTGTAGTCCTTGTCGTACTCTAATAGCTTCCCATCAACTTCTACCTTAACGAAGTCTTTCGCAAGGTAGTCGAAGCCGAAGTTATAGCTACGCTGTCCCACTACTGTCTTAGTGGTAAGTCGTGGTATCATGTATTATTG